CTATCGTGTCCAACGTGCGCCGGAGCGCAGAGTATTCTACGTTGATGTGGGCAACATGCCTTCACACCTTGCTATGCAGTTTGTGGAGCGTGTTAAAACGGAAATACACCAAAGACGCATCCCATCCAAGACAGGCGGAGGTCAAACAGTCGTAGACTCAAGCTATAATCCGCTGTCAATCAACGAAGACTACTTCTTTCCACAGACTGCCGAAGGTCGTGGATCAAAAGTTGAAACACTGCCAGGTGGTACTAACCTAGGTGAAATTGATGACTTGAAATATTTTACAAACAAACTGCTACGTGGTTTGCGTATTCCTTCGAGTTACTTGCCAACAGGCGCAGACGACAGTGCAAGTCAGTATAATGACGGGCGTGTAGGCACAGCATACATTCAAGAACTACGATTCAACAACTATTGTGAACGTTTGCAAAGTTTAATCACTGAAGTGTTTAACAGAGAGTTTAAACTATATCTAAGTAAAAAAGGTGTAAACATTGATGTGTCAATGTTTGACTTAACATTACAACCTCCACAAAACTTTGCCAGTTACCGTCAAGCAGAACTTGACAACAATAGAATATCAACTTTTGCTCAAATGCAGCAGATTCCTTTTATTTCAAACAGATTTGCATTACAACGTTTCTTAGGTTTAAGTAAAGAAGAGATTGCCGAAAACGAAAAGTTATGGCGTGAAGAAAATGACGAACTACTACAAGTTCCAGGCGAAGATGCAGCAAGTCAACTCAGAGATGCAGGCATTACAGGCAGCGATATTAGTGCAGATGCAGAAAATACACAAGGCGATGAAATCACAGGCGATGATGATGTATCGGCTGGAGATAATGCATCAGTAGTAGGAGGAGGTGCTGAAGTAGAACCTACAGCATAAATACATTATGATATTACGTGAACTATATTACTTTGACAAAGATACAATGGAACCTATTGAAGATCAGCGATATAATGCTGAAGACGATGAATCAATTGTAGATATGGATGACACACGTAAAACTAGACTTACACTTAAAGATATCAACAAAGCACGTAGGGCAGATGATATGCACAGACAAGAGGCGCAAAAAGATTTAGTGCATATAAGACAAATGTATGGTATTGCAGCACAGCAACCTGAGGAAGCACTGTAGGAGTTAAGTTGGTTAAAAAATATATACCTGGCGAAACCAAAGAACAAAGAAAAGCCAGGAAGCGCCTAGAAAAAGCTAGACAAGAACAAAAACAACTTCAAGAAATAGCAGAACGTCCTAGTATGATTATAGGACGTACAGCATTTGTTCTAGGCAATGGAACTAGCAGAGAAAGTATCGATCCTGTATTACTTAGACCACACGGAAGAATATATGGTTGTAATGCATTGTATAGGTCCTTTAATCCAGATTATTTGATTGCCGTAGACACTAAAATGATACGTGAAATAAGCAACAAAAACTACCATTTACAACACGGAAATGTATGGACTAACCCTAACAAGTATACAAGAAGCATACCAGGATTAAACCTTTTTAATCCTAACTTAGGTTGGAGTAGCGGACCTACTGCACTCAACTTAGCAAGCAAACATGAAAATGATATTATATATATTTTAGGTTTTGACTACCAAGGCATAGGTAGAAAACATGAACTAGTTAATAATATCTATGCAGGAACTGATAACTATAAAAAAGTTAATGACAAAGCAACGTATTTTGGCAACTGGTCTCGTCAAACTATGACTATATTACGACAAAACTCTAGTACTAAATATATCAGAGTTGTGCAAGATAAAGATTATTTTTTGCCAGATAACTTAGAAGGAATACCAAATCTAGAACATATTACAGTAAAAGATTTTAAAAAACAATTTAATATTTCTTAAACTGCTTAGAAAATAGGCTCAAATGAGCCCATTTCTACGCATATTTTTCTAAAAAGTGTAAATATAACTGACAGCCTTGACAATAAAGGAGATAATCATGACTGATCTAAATAAGTTTGAGGAAATGCTCGAGCGTCTTGTCAATGAAGACAAAGAAGGTGCAGAAGAGCTATTCCACGAAATCGTGGTAGAAAAATCACGTGAGATTTACCAAAACATCATCGAGTCAGACGAAGAAGTCGACGAATCAGAAGATGATGACCTAGACGAAGCAACTGATGAAGAAGTTGATGAAGCAACTGATGAAGAAGTTGATGAATCAGCAGACGAGGAAGTAGACGAAGCAACTGATGAAGAAGTTGACGAGTCAGAAGAAGACGACCTTGACGAAATGTTTGGTCTAGACGAACTAGACGCACCAGAAATGGGCGGAGACGAAACAGACGACATGATGGGTGACATTGCAGCCGACATGGATGGCGATGATGACGAAGAAGGTGACGACGAAGAAGCACCTGAAGGTCCAGAAGAAGCAATGGCTGATCTAGAAGCAGCATTCCAAAATCTACAAGCCGAGTTTGAAAAAATGATGGGCGACGAAGATGAAGGCGATGACGACGAAGCTGAAGAAGAAGCAATGGATATGCCATTTGAAGCAGCTGACGAGGAAGTAGAAGAAGCAGCTGACGAGGAAGTAGAAGAAGCAGCAGATGAAGAAGTTGAAGAATCAACAGACAAATCAGCAGCAGAAATCATGCGTGAGTATGCTAACAAAATGGCAGACGAACCAAAAAAAGGTGACAACGGCGCAAACGCAAAATCACCAGTAGCAGGTAAAAACGATATGGGCGGAACAACGTCAAACATCGTAGCAGGCGGCGAAGCTGATACAAAAGGTACAGCAGGCGGTTTAGCACAGCCATCTACAAAAGAAGATAACGCAGGTAACAGAAATGTTAAAGGCGGTACAAGTGCCAAATCTGGCATGAAAAACGAACCTGGCCACGGCGCTGAGAAAAAGGGCAAGCCAGAGACTGCTGACAATAAAAAATCAACTATTGGCAGCTAAGATAAGGACTAAATGATGTTTCAACTACGTGAAAATCTAAGTTTTGACCAAGCTAGAATGGTCGTTGAGTCTGCCAACGAAGGCAAAGATCTTTACATGAAAGGTATTTGCATTCAAGGCGGCGTAAAAAACGCTAACCAGCGTGTTTATCCCGTAGAAGAAATTGGCAGGGCTGTCACCACGCTCAATGAGCAAATAAGCGGCGGTTACTCAGTTTTAGGCGAAGTTGATCATCCTGAAGGACTTAATATTAACCTTGATCGTGTATGTCACATGGTAACAGAAATGTGGATGGACGGACCAAATGGTTACGGAAAACTAAAAATCCTACCAACTCCGATGGGAGGCCTAGTAAAAACAATGCTAGAAAGCGGCGTTAAACTAGGTGTCTCATCTAGAGGTAGCGGTGAAGTAAACGAGTCCGGAGATGTTTCGGGCTTTGAAATAATCACTGTGGACGTTGTGGCTCAGCCCAGCGCCCCCGGTGCGTATCCTACACCAATTTACGAGCATATAATGAACGAAAAAGGTGGATACAAGGCATTATTAACTTCTAAAGAAGTAACAGGCGACCCAAAGGCAAAAAAATACATCAAAGAGAGCTTATTAGATATAATAAGCAGGCTCCAATAAAAGGAGAATACAATGGAAGCACTTAAATCCCTTTTAGAGAGCGAAGCAATCACAGAGCAAATGGCTGCCGAAATTCAAGAAGCTTTTGATTCAAAAGTTAATGAAAATCGTGTGGCTGTAACTGCTGAACTGCGTGAAGAGTTTGCAAAAAAATACGAGCACGATAAAGGTGTTATGGTTGAAGCCGTTGACGCACTAGTTACTGAAAAACTAGCTGAGGAAATGACAGAGTTCCATGAAGATCGTAAACAACTTGCAGAACAAAAAGCAAAATATGCAGTAGCAATGAAAGAAAATGCAAGTATGTTGCAAAGATTTGTAACAGAAAACTTAGCAAAAGAAGTTAATGAACTACACGAAGATCAAAGAGCAATGGCAAGCAAGTTTGCTGTTCTTGAAGAGTTTGTTGTAGATCAACTTTCACAAGAGATTGCAGAGTTCCAAGAAGACAAAAAAGATCTTGCTGAAACAAAAGTACGTTTAGTACGTGAAAGCAAAGACCACCTAAATAAAGTTAAAACAAACTTTATTCAAAAAAGTGCAGCAATGATTTCAGAAACTGTTGAAAAAGCATTGACAAATGAGATTTCGCAGTTGAAAGAAGACATTGATTCAGCACGCCAAAATGATTTTGGGCGTAAGATTTTTGAAGCATTTGCAAATGAGTACATGTCATCGCATTTGAACGAAAAATCAGAAACTCAAAAACTATTAAAAGTTCTTGCAGCTAAAGACAAACTACTATCTGAGGCAAAAGATCTTGCTGCTAAAGCAAAAGATATTGCTGAAGTAAAAGATCAAGAAGTATCTCGTCTTGTAGAAGCGCAAGAGCGTACAAAAGTAATGAACGAGTTGATTGCACCATTAGGTAAAGATCAGCGAGAAATCATGACAGATTTACTGGAAACAGTTCAAACGAAGAAACTACGTGAATCGTTTGACAAATACCTACCATCGGTTATTGATGGTAAGAGCCCAGCAAAGCAGAAGGCACCATTAACAGAAGGCAAAGAAATTACAGGCAACAGAAAAGAAAAGTTCAATAATGAAGCAGACGCAAATGACAAAAATGTCATTGATATTAAGCGTCTAGCTGGATTATAAAGGAGAAACATTATGTCAGAACTATTAGAAAGTCGCTGGCAGGAGACCAAAGGTGCCCTAGTCGAAGGCCTTTCAGGCAACAAAAAAGCTGTTATGGAAACAACTCTTGAAAATACTCGTAAGCATTTGATGGAGACAGCAACAGCGGGTGCAACTTCTGCAGGTAACGTAGCAACATTAAACCGTGTGATTCTACCAGTAATCAGACGTGTTATGCCAACAGTGATCGCGAACGAAATCGTTGGTGTTCAACCAATGACTGGTCCAGTTGGCCAGATTCACACATTGCGTGTACGCTATGCAGATGCGTTCACAGGTACAGCAGGTGGATCAACAACAGCAGGTGAAGAAGCACTTTCACCATTTAAAATTGCTGAAGGTTATTCAGGTAATGCAAATGGTAAAGCAGACGCAACTGCAACAAAAGAAGGTACAGCTGGTAATAGACTAAGCATCCAAATCTTGAAGCAAACTGTTGAAGCTAAATCACGTAAGCTATCAGCACGTTGGACATTTGAGTCAGCTCAAGACGCTCAGTCACAACACGGTATCGACGTAGAAGCAGAAATCATGGCAGCACTTGCACAAGAGATTACTGCTGAAATCGACCAAGAAGTACTACGTAGCCTAGCAACACTTGCAGGTACAGGTACAGACACATACAACCAAGCAGGTGTATCTGGTACAGCTACATTCGTTGGTGACGAACATGCAGCATTAGCGGTTCTAGTTAACCGTGCAGCAAACCGTATCGCACAACGTACACGTAGAGGCGCAGGTAACTGGGCTGTTGTATCACCAGCAATCTTAACAGTACTACAATCAGCAACAACATCAGCGTTTGCACGTACTACTGAAGGTTCATTTGAAGCACCAACAAACACAAAAATGGTTGGTACACTAAACAACGCAATGCGCATTTATGTTAACACATATGCAGACGACGATGATGTACTTGTAGGTTACAAAGGTTCATCTGAATCAGACGCAGCAGCATTCTACTGCCCATACATCCCATTGATGTCAAGCGGTGTTGTACTTGATCCAACAACATTCGAACCAGTCGTGAGCTTCATGACTCGTTACGGTTATGTTGAGCTTTCAAACACAGCGTCTTCACTTGGTAACGCAGCTGACTACCTAGAAAAAGTAGAAGTTACTTCTGCAAACCTAAGCTTCAGCTAAGTTTTATTTTAAAAATAAGAAAAAAGGCTCTACGGGGCCTTTTTTTATGACTTTTTTAAAAAAAGTGGTTGACCTTAGCTTATTCTTTTGCTATATTAAGTACATAACAAAGACGACGGTCCGAGTTAGATAGTGCAAGGAAACGATGCTTCACATAGGCATTAACTTGACTCACACGCTGTGGTGGCGCTGTAAGACCTTGGAGACAAGGCGTTGCAGAAAAAGTAGAACTAACCATTCTATTGTGAGGTTGTGCTAGTTATGTAGACAGGATATGTCACGGCACTTGTAGGTAATCCTTAGTCCTACCTATCACATTATTAGAGAAAGGTCTGCTATATTTTAGCAGGCCTTTTTTTGCGGACATTATAACCCATTTTTACTAAAAGGATAAATACTTATGTCATGATATAGAGCCTCATGATGAGGACTTATGCAGTACCCACTGCGTAGACCTAGAACGTCAAAAAGGAGAAAACAATGGGACGTCCAATTAATAAAAGAAATTTCGGAGATCCGGCTGACGCAACGAATATTACAGTTCGTGCATATGTAGGCGGCGGTATTGACGAGCAAGCATATATTGTAAATCAAAAAGGTACAAACAAATTTACAGTATCAAACAATGCAGGTAATGCAACAGCGGTATGTCGTTTGGTAAACAAAGCAACTGACAATGTAGCAGCAGGCGAAATGGTAATTGAAGGATTTGATACAGACGGATTGCGTGTTGTAATTCAAAAACTATTCAACAGAACAGCAGTAGGCTACGACAACAATCGTTATACATGGGCATTAGAAGACGACTCAACTGATACAGTATTACGTTTAACAGCTATTTAAGGAGCAGTTAAATGGCTACTAGTGCAAAGATTCTTAATCTAGGTGTAGATTTATATAAGATAACTGTAAAAGACGGTGGAAGTATTGACTTCTTTACTGGCGGTGGCGGTGTAAACATTGACGGCGACTTAACTGTTACAGGTGACTTTACACAAAGATCTACAAACGACCTAGTTATTGAAGATAACTTGATTACATTAAACAATGGAGAAACGGCAAACGGCGTAGGCGAAACTGTTTCTGGTATTGTTATTGATCGAGGTGTTGCACCAGGTGGCGATGCAAGATTCTTGTTTGATGAATCTTTGGTTTGGTATAACTCTCAGATTATTGATAAAGATAATCCATTTTCCAGTACTGGTGCTTTTGTTTTAAAAACAACAAACAGTGGTGCAGCTGGAGAAACTGGTAACCTAGCAGGTTTGTTTACAAACTTTATAGGTACATTTGATAACAGTGATTTGATATTATTAAATGCAATCAGTGAGCCAGGTGATACAAATGTTGTGCGTGTTCCTGCAGAGTATGAAACACGTATTTGGGATTACTTGGGTTTTGAGAATGTTATTCCAGAAGATCCAAACAATGTAGGTAGACCTTTAAGAGCACAAACATTTGACAGTCAAGCATTAGTGAATGTAGGTGGTTTAATTGATTATGTTCAATCTTACTTCCAGTATAATTTCCAAAATCAAATTGCAAGTCCAATTACAACAGGTGATACTAGAGTAATTGTAGCAGATTTTGATGAAACTGGACAGGCAAGTGAAGCTAGAATTGAGATAGATGGCCAACAGGTTGCAAGATGGACAGCAATCAAAGCAGAATTTACTGGTGTTGAATTTCAAGACAATACTATTAGAAGCAGAGCCAGTGATAGTAATCTTGAATTGGAAGGTGATGGCGAAGGAAGTGTGCAATTTAACACACCTATCTTTGTTCCAAAATATGTAGATCCAATTCCAGGAGAAACAGAACCAGATGCACCGACTGATGGTATTAAACTTTATTCAGGTTTAGAAGCAGATGGCGGCACTGGCTTGTATTTTGTAAATGAAAATTCTACCAGAGACGAATTAATAAGCAGGAACAAAGCATTACTTTACAGTATTATTTTTTAAGGAAAGAGCAAAATGGCAATTGAGACACTACTAATAGGAGCAACAGACACAGTCGGTCTACAAGTACCGCCTGGTAAGTCATATGCTTTAACAACAGTCCTAGTGTGTAACTATGCATCAACAAATGCCTCAGCTAATGATAGTAGCTTTGATATGCATGTTATTAAAACATCCGGCGGTGTTAAAGGCAATGATAATAAGGTACTAAACAACATAGAAATGCCAGCACAAGAAACGTTTAGCTTTAATGCAGAACGTTTGGTTTTAGAGGAAGGTGATAGGGTAGTGCTTATTAGCCCCGACTCAGACAAGTTAAGCGCAGTTATTAGTTATTTGGAAGTATAATGGAATATATTAAAAAGCAGATATTACATCAAAGAAAAATTGGAGATCGTCAATTATTAATTAATAATGACGGTACAATTGAACTTAATCCGGGTTCTGGCAAAGTAAAAATTGCAGGGGATCTTGAAGTAACAGGAGCAAGTAGTGGTCCTACAGATGCTAATGTATACTATGTAAGTCTGCAGGGTAGTGATGACAATGACGGACTTGGCGCAGGTCCTGACCGTGCAAAAAGAACTGTAAAATCAGCAGTCGAAGCTGCACCAGCAGGTGCTACAATACAAGTTAGTGCAGGTGATTTTTACGAAAACAATCCTATTACACTAAAAGAACGCCAAACTGTTCGCGGCGACAGCTTGCGTAACACACAATTATATCCTAATAATCCAACAGACGATTTCTTCTTTGTAGACAATGCATGTTACATCTTCCAAGTAACATTCCGTGCA